TTCAAGAAGGTAAGTTCCGACAGTTTTTGGAAGTCGGGGCACTCGCCTCCTTTCTTCTGGGAATCGGTGTAGCCGATCCCGTGGGATAGAAAGATTTCGCGACAGATGTTGAAGTTCCAGAAGCAGCGGGCTGAATTGCCCACGCTTGCGATGTGGTCGTCTCCGTAAACAGTGATCTCGATGATGGAAAAGAAGTCAGTGATCTTAAGGTCCTTACAGTTCTCACAGGGACCCTGGGCGCGATGTTTCGCGTAGGCCTCTGCAAAGTTGCAGAACAGGTACACCGCATTCGCTGCACCGTTGACATCTCCAGTGATGGGGAGTCCGCTAGGCATGCCCTGATGTTTTTGAAATAGGGCGTTCCCAACGAGGGTGGGCGTATGTATGGCATACTCGATCAGTTATTCTCTGACTCTATCGTCTTCGACGGAGCCTCCGTGTTCTCGGTACATGGGGTTCACCACTTCACGGACCACTTGGCCCATGACTGCTCCTGAGAGCCTGCCGTCCCACTTTTGGTAGTCTCCAGCGATCATGCAGTCTCCCTTTGACAGGAGCCGCTTGGCCAGGAGAGTCCACTCTCCTCCCTCGGGATTGATTCCGATTGCGGAAGGTAGGGTCGAGCAGTTTTGGTTGGTGAGGGCTATCCAAGCCCCAAAGTACTTTCGAAAAAGAAGGCTCAGGTGTAGCGGAGTACAGCTGAACGTTCGAGTTTTCCCGGTGGCGATCTTTTCCATGCTCACGGTCTCTTGTTTCAAATTTTCGTAGTTGAAGGAGAAGGGCACGTCACGATTGGCGCGCGCTTCTGTCTCCCACTCGGTCATTGCGGTTAGGACAACGGATGCTGGGTTGACTCCGTAAACTCTGGCCTCAAGGTCCCAGATGTAAGTTCCGTCCTCTTCGGTCTTGAAAAAGATGTGCTTTCCAGCACTCATGTGAGGACGAAAGTTCTTCCAGGGCATTCCAGGGGACGTTGACATGTCCATGCCAGTGTATCCAGCTTGGATGTTTCCGTTGATGGTCTCATGGTCAGTAAGCAGTCGCATCGGCATTCCTCTCAAAGCTTTTGATTGGAGCTTTCTCTTGAGGAGCGCACAGCCAAGGTCGACTAGGTCGGCCTTAAAAGGCGTGATGGGGACGGCGTACTTTCCACAGGCCTCGTCCATGGGACTCAGGTAGTTTTCGGGTGTTCGTTCCGGGTCGATTCTAGGGTCGCTTGGGCTAAGAACTGCGGGTTCCTTCTTGTGAGGGAACACCTTGTCGAAGAGCATGGAGGGGACAATATCAGTCTTCATCGGGAAACGCTGGGCCAGTCGCGGAACGACTACGCCCATCAATTCCACCTCTCCTTTCG